TTTCATCTGTATCTTTTTGTTGAACTAAAGACATCAATATTTCATTCTCTAAAACATCATTATCACTCTGGCTATTAGACAAAGATGCTAAAGTGACCATTGATTCCATATCAATGCTATTGATAGTAACCATTGCAGGAGTTGGCATTATATATAAGATTAATATAAAAAATTTATTAAAAATATTTAAAATTATTTAAAATTACGTAAATATATAATTTTATATAAAATATATAAATGAATATAAATAACATTTATTTAAACTATTTTAACGTTTTTATTCATTTTAACAGATTTTGAAATCTTTGTTTTTTTAGATTTTTTTTCTAAACCATCTATTTTATTGGCTAACATTGGTTTATTTGTATTTATTGTAACCTCTTTCAAATGTTTATTAGGTTCCGCAGGTGTAACGGGTTCCGCAGGTGTAACGGGTTCCGCAGGTGTAACGGGTTCCGCAGGTGTAACGGGTTCAGCAGGTGTAACGGATTCAGCAGGTGTAACATTTTGTAAAAAATTAACTCTAGATCTAAATCTTATACTAGATTTTTGTTTCTTAATTATTAGTGCATGTTGTGTTAATATTGTATTAATTATTTTTTGTTTGTTTGGATTGACAAAATTTCGTTTAAAAAGAACAAGTTTACTAACTTTATTTGACATATTATAATATCTATAAATATTATTTATTTTTATAAATAAAATTATTTTTATATCATTGAAGATTTTACACCCTTGAAGATTTAAAACGCACCTTTCGGTATAAAATTAAAGGAAACTTCAAAGTTTTCCTATTTCAAGGCATGTAAATTTTGGTTTTGGGAATTCTTCTAAAAACCCTGATGAGTTGCTTCCTTGTTTTTCATTTGTTGTTTCTGTTCGTAATCACCAAAACAAACTACAACAACTTTTTCATTATCAAAAATGCGTTTGAAATTGTTTAACATTTTCTTTGTATTTCTATAACTTTGTAAGCGTAATTTCTTGAATATATATTTTTCGTAAAACTTGAATAACATACCATTTATTCACTCTTCTTTTGTATATATTCTTTAAATTTTTGAATATTAAGTGATTTTCTGTTCAAGTTATTTTGTATCATTTTTTGGTTAGTGCAATGATGAAAACTAGAAATAAATTTTATACCGGTGAAGATTTGAATCCGCACTCCGTAGGGGTGCTTTGTTCAAATCTGTAACTGGTAACTTAGTTGAAGAATCATCCGCTATGCGGATTGAATTATTCAAGGGTGTAAATTAATAACAAATATTTGAATTTGAAAATTATTTTTTTGTTATGTAATTATATAAATGGTAGTGAATCCAGGAGTATCTGTTTCTCAATTGACTTTCAGTTCTAGTAGTAATACAACAATTTATAATATTACTCAAAATCAACCTTTTTTAATATTTTCAAGCGGAGGAGCTAATAATAATTATAGTTCTAATGAAAATATAACATATAATTTTACAAATAATACTAGTCAAGATTTAAAAATAAATTTTTTTAATTTTTACACAGATCCAAATGATATTTTAACAATAAATGGTACGCCAATTTCTGGTTATTCTTTTCCATCAGCTTTAACAATAAATTCCAGTTCTACTAGTTTTCAAATAAATTTTACTAGTCAACAAAACTCCCCAACTTATTCTGGTTTTATTTTTTTAATTGAAGTATCAAATCCTCCATATACCCGTCAACAATTATTATCTACATTAACAAATTTAATTTTTTTACCTTCTCAATTGAAGAATTATGGTTTTACTGCAACTGAAATGAAAACACAAGGTTTTACAGCAAAACAAATGTTAAATGCAAATTATTCTGTAAGTGAATTATATTTAGGTGGTTTTACAGCAGGTGATGTTATTATTGCTGGTCAAAATTATACTCAGAGTGTAAATGGTGAGTTTATAGGAGATCATTTTTTTAATGAAATTGTAAGTGCTGGATATGCACAAAGTCAAATGTCTAATCCTAGTTGGCCAGTTGATAATAATGGTAATCCAATAAAACCTACTTATCTTGTGGTTTATGGAAATGGAACAACTAATCCTTATAATGTTATTTTTTTATCTGGAACACATTATATAGGCTTACCTGAAATACCCAGAGGTAATGATATAGCTATGATTTATCATACAACTGCTGTTCAACTTGTGGCACAGTATGCTTATGCTGGTAAGTATGTTTCAAAAGCTTTTATAGTATCTCCATATACTGGTTATGTATTCCGGGCACTTTACGGATTAAATACTTTATTAGTTTTACCTGATCAAAGATATATTTCTGACGCGGTAAATAGAATAAATATATATAATAGCGCAGCAGCAACTGGTGGCACAATATATTCTTTAGTTCAATTAAGAAATTTAATAGGTATTGCTGATTCAACATTAATTAATTCTTATTTTACAATATCAGATCTTTTAGATGCAAATATTACATTACAAAAAATGATTGATGCTGGTCGTATAGAACCTAATATTACATTTGCAGTAGTAAATTCTGACAGAACAACTCAGTTTTATACAGAATCTACTGTTTCTAATTATTTTGCTGGAAACACAAATATTACTAATGTTTATCTAACAAATAAAGTAAAGAAAATAGCATCTGGAGCTTTTTCTGGTTGTACAAATTTAAAAAGAATTAATATACCTGATTCGGTAACTAGTATAGGAACTCGTGCATTTACTGGGTGTTCATCATTGAATATATTTGTAGTTAATCAACATAACTCAAGTTTAATACAAAATATACAAAGTGCTGATGGAGACTTTTTAAGTATATATGAAATAATTAATTTAATTGGTTCTATAGGATTCTCCCCAACTTTGGCACAAATCGTAAATTATGGGTTCTCAATATTAGATTTATTAAATAATGGAGTTAGTTTTGATGATCTTATTAATAATTATGCTATACCAAATAATTCAGCTTATTTAATTGAATATAATGATGGAACTTTATCTATACAAACAGGTTCATCAATTTCTTCTCTTTCAGAAAATACATCAATAAAAAATGTATTTATTTCTTCATATATTACTAGTATTTCTTCCAATGCATTTAATGGATGCACAGGTATAACAAATATTGTGTTGTCAAATAGTGTAACAAGTATTGGTTCTAATGCATTTTCAGGATGTTTAAAATTAAAATCTATTAGAATACCAAATTCTGTAACAAGTATCGGTTCTAATGCATTTTCAAATTGCCCTGAATTATTGTTTTTTATAATAGATCCAACTAATAGAACATTAATAAATTTAATTACTCAAGCTGGAGGTGTATATACTTCTGTAACACAACTATTATTAAATATTGATCAACCAGGAATAACATATACTTATGATGATATATTAAATGCTGGTTATGATGCATATCAATTAAAAATAAACAATTTATCACTAACTGATTTAGTTAGTCATGGATATAAACCATCAACATTATTAGAAGGAACATATACAATATATGATTTAATATCAGTTGGAGTTACAAGTTCAGATACTACATATGCAGTAGTATTAACAAATGGTATAACTCTATTTTATAATGATATAGGTGTCATGAAAAATTTTTCAAACAATAATATGGTCCAAAGTGCATATATAACAAAAAAAATAACACAAATGGGTAGTTTTTCTGGATGTTCTAATCTTAAAACTATATATGTAGATCCTGATGCAACAATATATATGGGGTTTTATGTTTTTGCTTTTTCAGGATTAAGAGTATTATATGTTCCTGATAATACTACTTTTGATACTCGTTATATAGGGGCATCTGTAAATACATTTACTTATTCAAATATATCTATATTTGTATTAAACGAAACAAATGTAAATCTTATAAATAGAATAATAGTTGCACGAAATGGCGGTGGTTTTCTAAGTCTGACACAATTGAAATCTGCTGTAGGTCAGCCAGGTGTTTGGTGGACAAATTATGATCTAATTAGAGCTGGATGGAGTAATAGTGATTATTTTGGTGCTGGATATACTATTTCTGAATTAATTAAATATAAAAATCCTTCGGCATCGTTTGCAACAATTTCTTTAGATGGATCTATTAATTTTTATACTGGCACAACAATTTCTTCAAATCAAGTTTCCGGAAATGAAAATATTGTAAGTGTTATAGTAACAAATAATGTTACAAGTATAGGTCAAAATGCTTTTGCAAATTGTGAAAATTTATCATCAATTTCAATAGATAATTCAGTAAACAATATAGGTCAAAATGCTTTTGCAAATTGTCCTAATTTATATTTCTTTATAACAGATGAAACAAATACACATTTAATAAATTTAATAAAGAATTCTGGAGGAAATTATAAATCTTTATTATCTTTGAAATCTAGTGTAGGAAAAATAGGTATTAATTTTACATCCCAACAAATATTATCAGCTGGATATCCTTTATTATCTTTGTTTCAAGTTAATTTTACAATAGATCAATTAATATCCGCAAATTATATAAATAGTAATGTAACAGGAGCAATTATTAATTTAGATGGAACAATTAACTACATAAATGAAACATCATTAAAAACTTCTTATATAGGAAATACAAATATAAAAAATGTTTATTTAACAAGCAAAGTAACAAGTATCGATAGAAATATATTTTCAGGATGTATAAATTTGCAGTTAATCCAAATTCCAAACTCAGTGAAAAGTATAGGCACAAATGCATTTAATGGATGTATCTCATTAAATTATTATGTAATTGATCAAATAAATACTTCTTTAATAAATCTAATAAAAAATGCAGGTGGTAATTTTCTAAGTTTGAAAACATTAAAAAGCATGACAGGTAGTTCAGGAATAACAGAAAATGGAATATTAACCGCTGGTTTTAGTGCGATTGATTTGGTACAAACAGGTTCTAATATAAGTGAATTGAACACATTTGGTGGATATATTGCAGGTGATTTTTTATATGCATTATGTACGTTTGATCAATTAATACCTCTCAATTTTACTACATCTTCAACAAGTTATGCTGTAGTAGATAACAAAGGTTATGCTACATTTTATACAGGAAGTGTAGTTCAAAGCTTTCAAAACAATACGAATATTATTAGAGCCTATATTTCATCAAAAGTAACATCAATAGTATCAAATGCATTTAATGGTTGTATAAATTTATATAGTATTCAAATAAATAATATATATAGTAATCCAACTATAGGTTCAAATGCATTTTTAGGAACTAATATAACTTTTTATGTTATTGATCAAGACGATGATAGTCTTGCTGCCCGAATACAGCAAGCTAGTGGTTCTTATAAATCATTAATTAGTTTGAAGAACGCTCTTGGACAAAATGGAACAACTTATATAAAATCAGATATATTGAGAGCAGGTTATAGTATAGCTAGTGCAAAAAATGCTGGTTTTACACCAAAAGATTTAGCTGATTCAGGTTATTCATTACCAGCTATTTTAGCTGGAGGTTTTACACCATCATTGTTATTAACATCAGGATATTTTAGTGTTTCAGATTTAATAATTAATAATGTATTTCCAAATGATACATCGTATGTTTTAATTATATCAGACGGTATAGATGCATTACCACAAACTGGAGAAATTGCGTCTAATATAACAAATCCACAAATAGATATTACAACAATTACTGGAGTATACTTTACAAATTTAGTCACTTCAATAGCTGATAATGGTTTTAATGGATGCATTAATTTACTAAGCCCATTATTGCCAAATAGTTTAACAAACATTGGTGTAAATGCTTTTTTAAATTGTTCAAACATAACGACAATGACAATACCTAATTCAGTTACAATTATAGGTAATGCAGCATTTAGTCAAAGTGGTATTACAAGTATAGTATTACCAACCGGATTAAAAAATATAACTAATAGTATGTTTTATTCGTGTAATAATCTAAAATCTATATCTCTACCAACTGGTTTAACAAATATTAGTTTGTTTGGTTTTAGGCAATGTACAAGTTTAACAAATATAGTAATTCCAAATTCAGTTACAAGTATAGATGAAGGTGCATTTCAAAATTGCACTAACCTAACTAGTGTAACATTACCTTCTAATATAACTAGTATAAGTGATAGTTTATTTAGTGGATGCATAAATTTACCGAACATATCACTTCCTTTAACAATAACAAATATAGGTATACAATCATTCAATAACTGTAAAAACATAAAAATGATAAATATACCAGATTCAGTTATAAGTATAGGTAATAATGCATTTAATGAATGTCAAAATTTAATAATATATGTTATTAATCAGGGCTATAGTACGACAAATAATGCAAATATAAATAGTCGTCTTGTTAGTTTAATAACGGCAGCGGGAGGGTATTATTTTAGTCTACAATCTTTGGTAGATAATTTGCATGGTTCAAATGGAAATAATTTGGTTTATTACAATAAGAATACACTTATGTATGTATATTACACAAAAGATATGTTATTAAATAGTGTATATAGTGCATTAGATCTATATAAAACTGGTCTAAATACACAATCTGTAACTGCTTTAG